TGTAAACAAGTCAATTCAAATTGAACAGCGGATTACCCATAATACTCATCCATATTCAGGATTTGTGCAAATTCGAGACCAACTTAAGAGTTATCGTGATGGTATGGCAGCACAACTGAAGCGCATGGAGGTTGTAGGTCGATGAACAAACAAAAACGTCGTCGCTGCTGTAATTGCAATATGTTGACTTTAAAATGGCAACGAATTAATGGAAGCCCTTGGCATTGTTATGATGGATGTAAAAGCACTACTGGTTGGGATCATAGGTTACACTATTTTGGAGTTACACAATGAACGAACAAATTCTTAGACTCGCAAAGCAGTCTGGTCTTATCCAGTATGAATCTGACGGTAAGATAGAAGAGGTTGAAAAGTTTGCTGAGTTGATTGTGCGGCAAACTATGGACTATGCTTCTCGAAACTGGGAGCATGGACATCTTCTTGCAGAAGATTTAAAAGTCTATTTTGGAGTTGAATGATGAACAAGCATATTAAAAGACTTGCTAAACAGGCTGGAGATGGGGTATTTTTGTATTCTTATTTTAACAAAGAAAAGTTTGCTGAATTAATCATTCAGGAATGCATTGATATCATTGCCCCATATATGCTTAGAAAGTATGCGGATGGTAGCGTTGAGATGCATGATCCAGGACGACCGCTCCATCATCCGATTATGGAAATCAAAGAACATTTTGGAATTAAGTGATGAATAAATTATTAATTGATTCTAGTTTATCTAAGACAGATTTGTGTTCTCTTGGAGAACAATACTCCACCGATAAGTCTCCATACAACTCGTTAAACAAACCTGATGCTCATAGACATCCATATACCGCTGTTTATGATTTAATGTTTGCTCATCTTAGATATAAGAAACTTAATATTGGAGAAATTGGAATTTTAGATAACTCTAGCATAAATTGCTGGAGAAAATATTTTCCAAACGCAACTATCTATGGTTGGGATATTTCTGATGAACTTTTAATAAAGGGAATGAGGGATAATTTACCTAACGTAATTTATGGCTTCATGGATATTTGGTCGACTCAGTCTATGCAAAATGGATTTAAAAAGTCCCCTGAAAAATTTGATATAATTATTGATGATAGTACTCATCAACCAGAAGATCAAGTTAGAATTATTATAGAGGCTATTCCTTTCTTAAATGAAGGCGGTATACTCATTATTGAGGACATTTTTAAGAGTGTCGATGAAAATTATTTTAATAACGCATTAGCAAACTATAAACAGTATTTTAATAATATCACTTTCGTTGATGCTGAACATAAAAATAGAAACTCATCTGGATGGGATAACGATAAACTTTTAATTATGATTAGGAACGATAAATGAAAGTAAGAGTAATGAAGCGATATGAAAAAGGCTCTCCTGAACCATATTATGAAGTGGATGCTTGGATTGACCTGTTAGGACCAATTGGCTATTGGGCTACCCAAACTAGAACAATTGATTTTGATTATGCGGTTTCCGTGTTTGATGACTATAAGCACAATAGGCGCGGGTCATATCGTAAGGATGAAGCAGTACTAATTCATTATGATGACCACCGTGGTGTTCTCCATGAATGAATATACTCGCAGCCTAACTGCTAGACAAATGATTGAATATATCGCTAGAGACTACATTGAGTTGTCTCATGATAAAGTTCTTTGGCAGCGTGATGACTGGCGGAAGACGTGCCAAGATTGGCTTGAGAATAATCCTGACCCTAACTATACTGAAATTGAGGAGAGTAACTTGACAGTTCGTTTTGACCTTGAGCAACAGATTATGGATTGCTGGCGTGTTACCGATGATATGAAAATTCTTACCGAAGAAGTTATCGAAGGCGACTTCAGTAAGGATCAAATCGCAAACGTTCTTATTGGGCTAGAACAACTTTATTCTATAAAGTTTGATAAGATGTTTCGCACGTTTGAACAATATATAAAGGAAAATCATAATGGTTGACGTTTTACTTTGTATTATACTTCTAGTATTTACTGGAATTATAGTTACAAGTAGTGTTCTTCTATTACTTCTTCTTTACGCTTTCTATAAATTCTCTAAAAGTCTTTCACTATGAAAATTAGTTACATGAGCGATCTCCATTTGGAGTTCGCGCCGATGGTAGATTTACCAGGCGGCGATATTCTTTTGCTGGCTGGCGATATCTTCGTCGTAGATCTATTACGCGAAGATAGAACTGACCGCCGCGCTCTTCTACATAAAGAAGAAGCGAAATACTTCCTCGACCAAGCCTCGTCTAAGTATAGTAAGATTTATTACATCCCTGGGAACCATGAACACTATCAAGGTGAAGTCGCTACAACGCTTAAGAGTATTTCTAACTTCTTGAGTTCGTACGATAATGTTTTCATTATGGATGATAATACTCTTATTCTAAATGATGAATATGCTCTATTCGGTTCAACTTTTTGGACTGATATGAAACAGGATGACCCTATGGTCAATAAACGAGCGGCTTGGGGCATGAACGATTTTCGCATGATTACTCATAACGAAAAAACTTTAGACCCAAGTACGACTTACCGATGGAATTCAGTTTCTAGAAACTGCCTGGCTTATGATGTTGATAGTCTTTATAACAAACATAAGTTTATTGTAATGACACATCACTGCCCCGACCTTCGTAGTTGTGACCCTAAGTATGGTACTGATGCAATTAACTATGCATATTGTAATACAGACCTAGAAAATTTTATTTTAGATCGACCAAGAATTACCCATTGGATTCATGGACACACTCATGATTCATATAACTATAATATTGGTCAATGTCGAGTGCTATGTAATCCAAGAGGATATGCGAAACCACATGCTCCAAATCAGTCAGAAAACAAAATGTTTGATATAAATATCAGCTTTGAAATTTAAGGTTATTAATATGAAATGTTTAGTTACTGGTGGTGCGGGGTTCATTGGTTCTCATATTGTAGATAGATTACTTGAACTTGGATTTCAAGTTACAGTAATTGACAATGAGTCTGCAGTCTCACATGAAAACTTCTACTGGAATGAAAATTCATCAAACTATAAATTTGATATTTCTAATTATGATTTAATTAGACCATTGTTTGATGGTGTTGATTATGTTTTTCACTGTGCAGCAGAATCTAGAATGCAGCCAGCAATATTCAATCCACTATTGGCGATAAGAACTAATACTCTAGGAACAGCTACAGTTCTTCAGTGCGCAAGAGAAGCTGGTGTTAAAAAGGTAATTTACTCTTCAACATCATCAGCTTATGGTTCAGCAAATAAACCTCCGTTAAATGAATCTATGCAAGATGATTGTTTAAACGTATATTCAGTATCTAAAGTTTCTGGTGAAAAACTTTGCAAGATGTACACAGATTTATTTGGTTTAAAGACAGTTATTCTACGCTATTTTAATGTCTATGGTAAACGAGAACCACTAAAAGGAAATTATGCACCCATAGTTGGGCTTTTCCTTAGACAAAAAAAGTCAGGAGAAGCATTAACTATTGTCCCTGACGGTAATCAACGTAGAGACTTCACTCATATTTTTGATGCTGTTGAAGCAAATATATTGGCTATTCAAAAAGACCATAACATGTATGGGCAAGTTTTTAATGTTGGAACTGGTGTAAATTATTCTATACTTGAACTTGCTTCTATGATATCGGATAATATCAAATTTATTGAGCCAAGAATTGGAGAGTCTCTAATAACTCTAGCGGACACAACAAAAATTCAATCGGTATTTGGTTGGAAAGCAAATCAAAGAATTGAAGATTATATTAAATCTAATTTGGAATAAAATATGAAAGTAACTATTGTAACTGCTACGACGGGTAATCCTCTTCTTGCTGGTTGTATTGAGTCCGTTAGAAAGCAAACTTACAGCAATGTTCAGCATTATATTATTGTTGATGGGCCAGATCGTTGGGACGCAGTAAATAAAATTCTTATGAATTTTAATTTCCCAAATGGGAAAACGGAGTTTGTATTGAGTCTGCCATATGCTGTCGGTAAAGATCGCTGGAATGGTCACCGAATGTATGGTGCAGCGTGTTATATGACTGACGGTGATTATATTATGTTCCTGGACGAAGATAACTCAATTGAACCGTCGCATGTTGAAGATTGTTTGAAGATTATTGAAGCAGGTAATCAATGGGCTTTCTCTTTCCGTAAAATTGTAGATAAGGAAGGTAACTTAGTTTGTAAAGATGATTGCGAAAGTTTGGGTAAATGGCCAAGCGTTCTACACCCCGAAGATTATTTCGTTGATGTAAACTGTTTTTTCTTACCCAGACTTCTAGCAGTACAAACTTCACCAATCTGGTATCGTAAAGCGAGGGAGCCAGGTGTTCCCGAAGTTGATCGCGCATTGACTCATATACTTCGCCAAATTGCCCCAAAATATGATTCTACATATAATTACACAGTAAATTATTTGATGGGTGCTACGGAAAGATCTCCACAGGCTTCTTTCTTTCAGAAAGGAAATGCCGATATGCTAGTAAAATATGATGGTAAACTTCCATGGAAAAAATGATATCAGTAATCGTTCCGACGATGTGGAAGGCTAATTATTTCTTCTTTAATATGCTACCAATTTTAGAAGCAAGCAACTATGTAAAAGAAGTTATCATTATTGATAACAATCCAAATGAATGTCCGAAAGATGAAATTAAAAAATTTAGTAAGGTTTCAATTTTCAGTGGCGGTAAAAATTTATATTTTAATAAATCAATTAATGTTGGCGCTGAACTAGCGAGAAATGAAGTACTTTGTTTTTTAAATGACGATGTAATTTTTGACATGCGCATTTTTGAATTCGTTTCAAAAAATATTCAAAAAGATCATGGAATGATTTCGCCTCATCCAAATTATTTTAATCGACTTAATGAAAATTTAGAATTAATTAAAAATCTAAGATTAGAACCTACCGAAAAAGAATTAGATGGGTTTGGTTGTACAATGTTTGTCCTAAAAGAAAATTTTACAAATATTGCTCCAGAAATTGTGCAGCATTGGGGTGATGTTTTTATGTATAGGATGCACGAAAAACTCGGAAGAGTTAATCAAACATTACATAACTGGGTAGTAGCAACGCCGATGAGAGTAACTACTGCCGCAGTTCCCGAGATTGGAGGTATAATACAAAAAGATTGGGAAGTTGCTGAGAGTGTTTTTAATAAGTATGGTTTGACTACAAAATAGAGGTATATTGAATATGGCTAATAGAAGTGATATGCAGGCAGCTCTACCGCGACACATTAAGCGGTATCTTACTATGGGTAGATGGGCTGATGCGCACGAGTATGGTGCAATTAAGCGTATGATGATTGATTCGCAGAACGTTTATCGCGGATTTAAGAGTAAGCGCCGCGAGAGTAATCGTGACCTAGATGGTAACGCAGACGAATAAATAATGCATAGTTTGAAGGAATTGAAAGACTTATTTATCGCCAATAATACGAAAATTAAGGAATCGGGTGGCTGGTTCTTGAAAGTTGGTAGAGATGTCTATACTATGTTAGATGATGATTATTATAAAAATAATGTCAGAATAACTAGAAAAGAAATCTTAAACAACCTCAAGAAAAAGAAAAAATGAGAATACTACTTTTCCTAGCAGGAATCCTTTTATCGGGAACTGCCGCTTACTACTCTGTTTTAGGACTACAGGCAATATTCAATGGAGCGTTCATACCTATCTTAGTTATGGGCGGCTCCATTGAACTTGCTAAAGTTGTAACTGCAACATTTTTACATAGAAGCTGGAAACAAATTCCAGGTTTAATGAGAAGTGGAATGTGCGTTTCAGTTATAGTTTTTATGTTTTTAACTTCAATGGGTATCTTTGGATTTCTCTCGAAGGCTCACTTAGAAAATAGCGCAAATAAAGGCGCAGAAGTAACTTCGGTTGTTGCCGAACTTCGCGCCGATATTGATATTGATACTAAGATTGTAGCCGACGCCGATAAGCAATTACAAATGCTTGACGGCACAGTAAAAGATAATTACAATACTATTCGTAGACAAAAGAGTTTACGCGCATCGTTAAATGCTGATAAGAAAGCAGCTCTAAAACGTCTACGCGAAAGCAATAGAAAATTAGCAGCAGCTGACCTTGAAGTTAAAAAGGTTGAAGTTGAATTCGGTCCTCTAAAGTATATCGCAGAATTAATTTACGGTAATGATGCTGCAAACAACCTAGATAATGCAGTTCGCTATGTTATCTTAATGATTGTATTCGTCTTTGACCCATTAGCAATTCTATTGTTAATTGCAGCAAGTTCATACCATAGTATGATGAAGCCCAAAGAAGAAGAAGTTAAAAAAGAAGTAATCGTTAAACATGTTCCACCAAAGCCAAAGAAGGAAAAACCCAGCTTTGCTCATGCAAACGACGAATTAGTAAATGAAGTTGAATTAGATAACGATGACGATGAAATTGTATTGGAAATAAGTAATATTGAAAGTGGTAATAATGATATTATTACAATCAGTAAAAAAGATATTTTAAATATTGTAAATAACAAATAATGGAGTAATTTATGGACGTTAGAGTTTTGAAGTTGATTACAGGTGAAGAAATCGTTGGTGAGTTTATTACTGAAACTGCCGAAACTATCACAGTCAAGAATACACTATCGCTGATCATTCAACCTTCGCAGAATTCAATTGGTTATGCGTTTGTTCCTTGGTGCCCGATGGTTCAGGGCAATAAGACACTTAAGTTTGAGAAGACTCTTTTTGTTGGTCCCGCAACTGATGAATTGGTCTCCAGCTATCAGTCTATGTTCAGCCAGATTATGACGCCTCCACCTAAGCAGTTTATAGTTTAATATTTGCCATTTAGAAATAAATGGTTTATAATATGATGATATGTGATATTAAACTAGGAGCCTCATGTTTTATACGAACATAGCAAATATTGGCGACAGTATCCTCTTTCGCGGAGTAAAAGACGGGAAGAGGATTCGCCAAAAGATTAAGTACAAACCAAAGCTGTTTGTACGAAGTAATAAACCAAGCAAGTGGACTACTCTAAAGGGCGAAACCGTTGAGGAGATTCCCTTTCAATCTATTAGGGACGCGAGAGATTTTGTAAAACAGTACGATGGCGTTTCCAACTTTACTATTTATGGTACGGTTCGATATGATTATGCATTCGTATCTGATATGTTTCCAGACGATATTGACTGGGATATTTCGCAACTTTGTGTTGCCTACATTGACATTGAGGTGGGGTCTGAAAATGGATTCCCAGAACCAGAACATGCGAATGAAGCCATCACAGCTGTTACTATACACATTAATAATAAGTACTATGTTATTGGTTGCGGCGAATATACTCCGCACCGCAATGATGTAGAATATATTAAGTGTGCGGACGAATTTGAACTTATTGATAAGTTTATTGATATTTGGACTTTATATTATCCTGACATCGTAAGTGGTTGGAATATCAAGTTCTTCGACTTCCCGTATATCATTAATCGAATTAAGCGTCTGTTTGGTGATGAAAAAACTCTTAAACTCTCTCCTTGGGGAAAGGTAGATGATCATAAAGTAACGTTCAAAGGTCGAGACCATCAGTGTTACGATATGCTTGGAATTTCTTTGCTAGACTACTATGAATTATATCGTAAGTATAGTCCTAACCCTAACCAAGAATCGTTTAAACTAGACCATATCGCTTCTGTTGAGTTGGGTGAATCTAAACTTGATTATTCTGAGTTTGAAAACCTACACCAACTTTATCGACAAGACTATCAAAAGTTTATTGAGTATAACGTAAAAGACGTTGAACTAGTATATCGTCTTGAAAGTAATATGCGATTGATTGAACTTGCATTGACTCTTGCTTATGACGCTCGAGTCAATTATGCTGACGTATTCTCGCAAGTAAGAATGTGGGATACCATCATCTATAATTCGCTAAAGAAGAAGCATATTGTAATGCCTCCAAAAAAGGATGCTAGGAAAGATGAACAATATGCTGGTGCGTTCGTTAAAGATCCTATCATTGGAATGCATGAATGGGTTGCCTCCTTTGACTTGAATAGCCTATATCCTCATCTTATTATGATGTATAATTTGTCACCCGAAACTCTACTTGACGGTAGTTCTTTCAATGACGATCTTCGTAAGTTTATTGGGGAGTATGGTCCTAAGATTAACGTCGATAATCTTCTGAGTAAATCTATTCCAACAGATACTATGAAACGTAATAAAGTTGCGTTGACTCCTAATGGTCAGCTCTTTAGTATCGAAAAGCAAGGTTTCCTATCTGAGATTATGGAAACCATGTATGAAGATCGCGCTCTGTTTAAGAACAAAGCAATTGAAGCCAAGAAACAACTTCAGATTACGGTAAGTGAATCGGAAAAAGCAGAATTAAAGCGTCAGATATCCCGCTGTAACAATATTCAGCTGGCTAAGAAGGTAACACTAAACTCGGCTTATGGTGCGATTGGTAACGCTTATTTTCGATTCTTTGATATCCGTATCGCAGAGGCAATCACTCTAAGTGGTCAGTTGGCTATTCGCTGGATTGAAAATAAACTTAATGAATATTTTAACACGATGTTAAAAACCAATAACGTAGACTATGTTATCGCTTCAGATACTGACTCGATTTATCTAAACCTTGGTGGTCTAGTAAAGAAGTTTATTCCAGATAGTTCTGATAAAAAGAAAACTATTCGTATGTTGGATAAGTTTTGCGAGGGAAAGATCCAACCGTTCATTGAT